AGGGCCCCCCGGTCTCGCGTCAGGCGGGTCAGCTGGTACATCAGGCGGTAGGACGCCTGCTTGTCCGTGGGGACGTCCCCAACGGAGCTGTAGTCCTCCCGGACGAGCCTTGGGGGCACCACCAGACGGTGCTGGTTCATGACCGGCTCCAGGACGTCGGCGATGCGCCGTTCCTTCTGCTGGCTGTGCTTGACCTCCGTAAGGGTCACGGGGTAGGTCTCCCGGAGATACGGGAGCAGGAGGTTGTTGAACATACCGTCGCCGAAGTTGGCCTCGACGAGCACTTCGTTGGCCTTGTACCTGCGGGCAATGTCGGCCAGCTTCTGGAGGTTCTGCGGGGTGTAGCCGCCACGGAGGCCGCCGCAGTCCAGGACGTACATCCAGCCGTTCAGGCTGGCGACAACGGCGTAGCCGGTCTCGTCTTCGCCTCGGCCGGAGGGGTCGATCGTCATGACGACGCCCTGCCATTTGACATAGTCCCCCTGGACGCGGAACGGGCGGTGGTAGCGGTCACCGCGGAGGCCGACGTTGGGCAGGTCGGCCAGGGCGTTCTCCGGTGCCCCGCTCCAGAAGACCTTTTCAGGGCCATGCTCGTTGTCAAAGTCCATGACCACGAGGTCCGACAGCTTGAGCGGGTACCTCTCTTGGTCGCTCAACGAGGTGTTGAGCATGAATTGGAGGGAGTAGCCGGAGTTGCCGTAGGACAGGCGCCGCTCGGCGAGGTCAACGAGCGAGAAACGGGTTGGTTCCGTGGCTTCCCCAATCCTGGTGACGTCCCAGCTGTCCGCAATCATGGGGGCCAGGCGCTTGCCGTACTGCTCGAACATCTGGGAGTTCGGGTACTCCGCGGGCCAGATTCTGGTCTGGTAGCCGCGGTCCTCCAGAAGCCGGTAGATCGAGTCCTCGCATTGGGGGGTGCCCAGGAAGACAATGCGCCCTTCCGGCTTGATGATCGCGTCCGCTTCCTTGATGGACTCCGCCAGCTTGTCACGCATCATCTGCGTCTCGGAGTTGTTCGGGACCTCAACGTCGTCAAGGACGATCAGGTCGGCACGACTGCCGGTGAGCTGGCCGGTGATGCCGACGCTCTTGACGGACGGCGCGTGGCTGGCCTTCGCCGGGCCGACGTCGAAGGCGATCTTGGAGTCACGCTGCCCCTCCCTTGGCTTGAGGTGCTGGAACAGCGGCATCTCCTCAATCAGCCGTTTGGTGAACGTCGTGAAGTCATCCGCACGGCTCTTGCTCGCGGAGACCACCAGGATGTTCGTGTCGGGGTTTTTCCGCAGAACGTGCAGGACGTAGGCGGAAGTGATCCAGCTCTTGCCGACTCCGCGGAACGCCTGAATCACGCACCTCTTCGGGCCGTTGTCAAGGAACGTGGCGATGTCGTACTGGAGCGGCGTGGGGTCGGGCAGGTTCAGGTGCTTCCAGACCATGTACAGGACGTTCCGGAAGTCCTGCGTCGGGTCCTTCTTCTTGCTCACGCAGCCTCTTCCTCGTCATCGGAGAACGGGAGGTTCTCCGCGAGCTTCAAGATCGGAGCACCCTCGATTGCAGCGCAGTCGATCTGGTTGTCACGGAGCAGCTGCCGGGCCACGTTGAGGTCGCTCGGGGTTGCCTCCCCGCCCTGAATGCGTCCGATGAGCTCCTCGATTAGGAGCCCATGCAGAGACTCAAGAGCCTTTTTGTTTCTGGACATCAGAACCACTTTCTGTAGGGGACTTCCGGAACATCCGGAAACGTCGGAAGCATGGACTCAACCTCGATCGGAAGCCGCTCCTTCGTCCGCAGGTTGGCGTGGAACCTGGAGTCCTTGCCGGGTATTTCCCCAATGAAGTCAAGCGAGGCGCCGTTGATGGCGTCTACCGACGCAGGTACTTCCACCCCGGCATCGTCCAGGAACCCGGATGAGCTGTATGCGAGACCGCACTGAACCAGGGCTTGGACCATGTCGTCCTTGGTGGCCGTTCTGAGTAGATAGTCCATTTGTTTACACGACGGAAATTCGCTGAAGCTGGGCATTACCGAACCTGGAAGGCCAATACTTGATTCGAGAAACGTGCCCTCTGATCCAATCCCACGCGGTCGCGCTAGTCGCTACATGGCCGATTCGCATGATGTCAAACGTTGGGACAATGACGGAGACGTCCGGTGATCCCGCGGCGCCATTTACATACACCATCGCGTCGTTTGTTCCATATCTAAAAGCGACCCCCGTTTGGTTGGTGGGAAAGGCAAACCCCTGTAGGTTTGCTTGGGTCGAGCCTCTATGAATGATTCGCAATCGCCCGCCTGTGTTAGTGATTGAAGCACTGATTTCGTCGCTGAAAAACGAAACGGATTGCAGCGCCATCATCCGCCCAGTGGCAGAAGAAGTGTCATACCGGTCACCAACGACCAGGAACGTTCCCTCTTGACCAACCCTAGTGGCTAACGACTTTCCGCTTAGGTCAGCAAAGTCACCTGCTCGGGTAGCAAGTGAGTTTTCCGTCATTATCAGGCTGGACTCGAAACTTCCGGTTTCAAGCTGTGCTCCCCAAACGGCAACCTTTGTTTTCTCTGTTTGGATAAACACGCCAACGTCTGGATATGCAGTAAAGCCGAATAGTGAGTATCTTGTCCATTTGTTTGAAATCTCAAATTCAACGTAGTTTTCTTCGTCAAGCTGGAGTATCACCCAACTATCGCCTTCTCCGTCATCAAGACGCTTTAGCCAAACACTGAATGTCCAGTTTCCCGAAGTGGTGATATCTGGAGTGTTGACAACGAACGACCCGTAGGGTGTTTTGTCTAACGCTTCAAATTGGGGCGCTTCAAGCAGCCCGCTTGGGGCTTCCACATACCCCTGGAATTCGACACTACCGTAGAACCAGTTGTTTGAACCGCCAGACGTACTTAGCGAATTTGACCAACAAAGAAAATTGGTTGCCGGTGCTTCGCTCAGGAACCCCAAAGGCTTCAACGAAACAGGGTGATAGTCAAACCGTGGGACATTTGCGGCAGCCGTCTTTACCTTTCCCTGAGCATCAATGTATGTCCCAGACGATGCGCGAGAAAAGTTGATGATGGACGGAAGCGCATACGTCAGGTCCAAATTGAGGGTCGAACCGTCTGTGTTAGCGGGGAGAAGCGAGCTCTTTCGCTCTTTGCCACGGTTGAGGGTCCTGGACAGTGCGGAACCCGAGTAAAGAAAGGGCCCCGTTGAGGGGTCAGTCTGTACTCTTGAGCTCGTCATGTATTGGTGTTAGCCGTTGCCGATGACAACAGAGATGGTCCCCTGGGACCCGTTGGTGATAGACGCAGAAGTGCAAACCCGCATGAAAGGGAGCGTCTGGATGACAGCAACGCCAGTGTTGCATCCACCAATACCCGAGCCAAAGGCGGTCGCCACGCCAAGCGGCTTGGTAAGAGCAGCCGAACTAATTGAGTGCAGCGTTACCCAGTCTCCGGTCGCGGTGTAAGCGCCCTGAATCTCGATGGTAGCTGCGCCGCTTGGGTTGCCAGGAGTTGCCCCGGTCTGCTTCAAGACAATCATTGCCGTGCCGACTGAGTCGATGATCGGATCGTAAGAGACGGCAGAGCCGGTGATTGCGGAAGAGAGCTGGGTCGGCCCAAGAAGAGTGATTGTCTGCATGGTCTACTTGTTCATGAGGTTGATGAAGATTGTCACGGCCCCTGACACGATGCCAGCTCCGCCAATGATGATGGACTTTGCGTTCTCCAAAGTCCGCACCCGTGAGTCAAGTTCCTTGATCTCGGCCTGCTGCTGCTGGCGCATCTGGAGGAGAGAGTCGAGCTTGCCCTCAAGGCGTCCGATGGCGAGCATGACGTCGTGGTCTTGGGACATTAGGAGACCCTCGTCAGGGTGTAGATGACTGGCGTCCGAACGTTGTTCATTGAGCTCAGGGCGGGAGTTATCAATCCAGGAACATGGTTGAAGTTGGCAATGGTCGCTGTCGTTCCTGAAGTGCTGACAGTCACAGTCCAAGTAAGCACGGGTTCTTTGAGACTGGCGTTGTCCGCACCTTGACAGGTTGCAACTCCCTTCCAAGTCCCGACAGATGCCGTGATGAGCGGGTTGTTTCCCGTGTTGGTCTTGGTGAACACGGTTCCGGGCTGAATCAAGATGGTCGGCGGGTTCGCGGTCGATAGCACGACCACGGCTGAAGACCCGATGTCAGTCAGCGAAGGCGTGAACCCGCCTGGCGCCGCCTGCCAAGTCGCGTTGCCGTTCGCGTCGGAGGTGAGGACCTTCCCGTTTCCCGGAGTCCCGGATTCGATCTTGACAGCCGACTTGACGACCAAGGTGTCGGTTGCCGCATCACCGATGGTGACGTTTCCGTTCGCCGCAACAGCACCATTGAAGGTCGCCGTCGTACTGCCGCCAAACGTGGTGTTCCCGTTGAAGGCGTTCGTGCTCGTCCAGGTGTTCGCCGTACCAAGCTTTGCGTCTGGCTGGTTCGTGTTGACAAGAGATCCGCTTTGGACGGCAAGGCCGGACCCAATCGTGGCGGTGGTGATGGACCCGGGGCTCGTGCCCGTCGTCGGTCCAATCAGCACTGTTCCAACCCCGACGTCTTGCATCTTCCCGAATCCGACCGCCTTGTTTGCGATGTTTGGGTTTGGGTAAGTGCCGGTGAGGTCGCCGCCCGCGGACCCGGTTGGAAGGGCAAAATTGACTTTGAGAGGGTTGCTAGCCGTTCCGTCACCGCTCAAGCAGGCGTATGAAGTCTGTCCCTCGGCCGTCGTAGTCGTAGACACTGCCGACAGCTTTGAACTAGCGACTGTGGCAGCGTTGCTTGCGGCCGTCGCCGCGCTGGTTGCCGTGGTCTGGGCGGCTGCTGCCGCGTCAGACACCGTGGTCAGCTGTGCGATGGTCGGGGCACCGACCTGAGCCGCCGTCAGCACAACGTCGCCGGTCCTCCCTGTCGCCTCGGCGTTTCCGCGAACCGACGTCACAAGCTGGTTACCCCAGCCGACTGAGCCGTCGCCATTAGTGCAGAGAAGGACTCGGTTTAGCGTTGCGTTGTTAGGGATCTTCAGGGTACCGCTGACGGTCAAGGTGTCCGTCGTCTCGTTGCCGAAGGTGAAGTTCCCTTGTGCTGTGACGTTGCCGCCGAAGGTCGTGCTTCCGGAGAAAGTCTTGTTTCCCGCAATCGTCTCGTTTCCGGTGTTGGCTACGGCCCCAACATCGGAGGCGCTCAGGACGACGGCGCCAACCTTGGTGTTGACCGAAGTCACCGGAGGTGCGGCAAGGGTGGTCCAGCCAGCGATTCCGTCGGCGGTCGTGCAGGTGAGGACCTTGTTCACTCCCGCGTTCGCGTTCGGGATCTTGAGATTTCCGGTAATCGTGATATTGTCGGAAAGCGCATCCCCGAGCGTGATGTCGTCGTTGAATGTCGCGGGAGCCGAGAAGGTGTACTGTCCGGTGATCGTCGTGTTGCCCGCCGTCGTCGGTACTCCGAGCATTGTGGGCGTGATGGTGACGTTGCCGGTGTAAGTCTGTCCGCCGACGATGATCGAAGTAACCGGCGGAGCCGCTGGGGTCGCCCAGGTGGCGTTGCCGTTGGCGTCCGAAGTCAGGACCTTGTTTGCTCCCGGCGATCCGGATGTGATTCGCAGGGCAGAGTTGACAACGGTTGAATCCGCTGCCGCGTTGCCAAGAGTGACGTTGCCGTTGAACGTAGCCGCAGCGTCGAAGGTCTTCGCGCCGGTGATCGTCTGGTTAGTCGTCTTGGTAACGGCCCCGATGCCCGTGGTGGCCTCGTCGGCCGTGATGACCACGGCCCCGGTGCGCCCGTTGACCGAGGTGACCGGGGGTGCGCTCGGATCGGACCATTGGGTGTTCCCGTTGGTGTCCGTGCAGG